GACGGCGTTGAAGATGCTCAGGGGCAACCCCAGTCGCAAAAAGCCTAATGAAAATGAGCCGGTCCCACCGTCCGGACTCGTGGAGAAGCCGTCGGTGATCAGCGGTGCAGCCGCGGTGATCTGGGACGGCCTGGCGCCGATCTGCTTGGCGATGGGGACGTTGACGGTGGCGGATGTCGGGACGTTTCGGACGCTCTGTGAGCTCCAGGCGACGTTCGATGCCAACACGGCGACGAAGGGGTCGGCGGTGTTCGACGTGAAGCTGGAGCGGGAGACGGCGAATGCCCTCCGGCCTTACTACGCGCTGTTCGGGCTTGAGCCGGTCAGCCGGGCACGGATCTCGGTGCCGAAGAAGGCGGAGGAGCCGGTGTCGAAGTGGGCAGGGCAGTTGAAGTAGATGACACCCCTGACTGTTAGTCAGGCGGTCCGAGAGGCAAACGGTTAGGAATTATGCATGGATGGGTCTCAGTGGAAATGCTGAGAGGTAACAGGGTTGGGAATTAGATCACTTAACAGGCGAGCCTAGGTTGCAGCCCTCCCATCCGTAAGAAAGATATGAAGGAAACCGCTGGCACAAGAGCGATCAGCATCCTGAACAAGCTGACCCACACGAAAGGGCCGTTCGCCGGCCAGCCGTTCAACCTCCGTCCGTGGCAGATCAAGATCATCCGGAAACTGTTCACAACGCAGAGGGACGGGCGCCGGCAGTACCGGACCTGTCTACTAATGCTGCCGCGGAAGAATGGGAAGTCCGAGCTCTGCGCGGCGCTGGCGATCTACTTCCTGCTGTTCGATGGTGAGATCGGGGCTGAGGTGTACTCGGCAGCGGCTGACAAAGACCAGGCGGCGCTCGTGTTTAACGTCGCGGCCCAGATGATCCGGAACGATGCGGAACTCCTCGCGCAGTGCGAAATCATCGACTCTCAAAAGCGGATCGTCCATCGACGGAGCGGCTCGTTCTACCGGGCGATCTCCGCGGAAGCCTACTCGAAGCACGGATTCAACGCCTCGGTGGTGATCTACGACGAACTCCACGCGGCGCAGACACGGGAACTCTGGGACGTGCTGTCGACGTCGCAGGGCGCGCGGAGTCAGCCGTTGATGATGGCGATCACCACGGCGGGGTACGATCGGCATTCGATTCTCTGGGAACTCTACGCACACGCGCGGAAGGTCGCCGAGCATCCCGCGCTCGATCCGACGTTTCTGCCGATTCTCTTTGAAGCGCCGAGCGATGCGGACTGGACGGATGAGAAGGTCTGGCGGAAAGCGAATCCGGCGCTGGGAGACTTCCGATCGTTTGAAGAGATGCGGATCGCGTGCGACCGGGCGCAGGAAATCCCGGCGCAGGAGAACACGTTCCGTCGGCTGTACCTGAATCAGTGGACGGAGCAGGCGGCACGGTGGATCGCGTTGACCGCGTGGGATGCGTGTCAGGTGGTGGCGTGACGCGCGCTGAATTTCGCCTACGTCTCAAAGGCCGTCCCTGCTACCTCGGGATGGACTTGTCGTCCACGAAGGATCTGACGGCTACTGTCGCCGTGTTTCCGGACGACGACGGCTTTGACGTGTTCGCGCAATTCTTCGTTCCGAAAGAGAACATCCGCGAGCGGGCCACGCGGGATCGCGTCCCCTACGACCAATGGGAACGCGACGGCCATCTGATCGCCACGCCGGGAAACGTCGTCGACTACGAAGCGGTGCGCCAGAGTATCAAGGATTGGGGCGCCGAGTTTCAGATCCGCGAAATCGTCTTCGATCCGTGGAACGCGACCGACCTCGTCACACGGTTACAGGAACAGGACGGCTTTATCTGCGTGGCGATGCGGCAAGGGTTCGCGAGTCTCAGCGCGCCGACGAAATCACTCGAAAAAGCAATCCTCTCGAAGACGCTTCGACATGACGGCCACCCGATCCTCCGCTGGAACATCAGCAATGTCAGCGTGGAATCGGATGCCACAGGGAATCTCAAAATCTCAAAGAAGGTCAGCACGGAACGCATCGACGGCGTGGCCGCGCTGGTGATGGCGGTGAGTCGGATGGATGCCAATAGTGGCGCGAAGCCGAAAGAGTATCAGCTTCTGATTCTCGGAGGGACGACGCGATGAGTAACCCGGATCCGCCGCCAGTCGTGCAGAAGTCGATCGGCCGTCCACGAGGGGTACAAGAGCGGTTGGAAGTCGTCAGCGCGCGGTTACCGATTGCGACCTATGACGATCTGGTGCGCTCGGCGCGGGCCCAACAGATTTCGGTCTCCTGCCTCGTCCGTCGGATCCTCATCCTCCGTCTCCCGCCCCACGATTCGTGACTTTCGGTAAACATTAAATACGGTTCAGGCCGATCTGCCGTAGCATGGCCGTGATCCATGCAACGGACCGCCTATTCTCTGCTCTCGATCAAGAGTGTCGATGCGGAACAGCGCATTCTGACGGGCATTGCCACCTCGCCGTCGACGGACAGTTACGGCGACGTCGTGGAACCGGACGGCGCGGAATATACGCTGCCGATTCCGCTGCTCTGGCAGCACGATTCGCGCAGCCCGATCGGGGAAGTGTTTGCCGCGAAGACCACGCCGGACGGGATCGAAATCAAGGCGCGGATCGCGAAGACCGACACACCGGGCACGGTCAAGACGCGGCTCGACGACGCCTTTGAAAGTCTCAAACTCGGGCTCGTCAAAGGGTTGTCGATCGGCTTCACGTCGCTCGAGGAAAGCTTCGACAAGACCACGGGTGGGTTTCATTTCATCAAATGGGCGTGGCGTGAACTGAGCTGCGTCACGATTCCCGCCAACAGCGATTGCACCATTCAGACCATTCGCGCCGCGTCAGGCGCTCCGATCCTTTCGCCCGGCGTTTCGGGCTCATCGCGTGTGGTTTCCACACGACGGACACAGCCCATGGCCAAGAAAAGTTACGCCGATCTGATCGCAGAATGTCTCGCGGCGCGCAAGGAAAAGACCGACAAGATCGACACGCTGCTCGCGAAATCGGGTGAAGCCGGTGTCACGCTGGACGAGACAGAATCCGAAGAGCATGACACGCTGGCGGGCGAAATCGCCTCGATCGACAAGCAGCTCGGTCGGTATCGTGCCGCGGAAAAGCGTGAAAAAGAATCCCTCGCGACCGCTGGAGGCCTGCAGACGACGGAACGTGGAGATGTGCTCGCGCGGCCCGGTGCCACGCATCTCCAGGTCGTCCACCGCACGCTTCCTCCCGGCATCATGTTCGCCCGCTACGCGATGTGCATGGGCGCGGCGCGCGGGATCGCGTCCGAGGCTCAGAAACTCGCGCAGACGCACTACGGGGACGACGGCATTGCGTTGGGCCGGTTGATCGAGGTGCAGTCGCGCGGCGAAGACGCCCTCCGTACCAGGGCGGCGGTGGGGTCACTCTACACGCAGGTCGCCGGGTCCGGTTCGGAACTCGTCCCCTACAACATCATGGACGACTTCATCACGTACCTGCGCCCGCAGACGATCCTCGGGAAACTCGGCACGACAATGGCGATGCCTAACGGGCAGAGCGTGACGTATCCGTCCTTGCGACGGGTGCCGTTCAACACGAAGGTGTCAGGGTTCTCGACTGGCGCGACGGCGAAGTGGGTCGGTGAGGGTTTGCCGATCCTGCTGAGCAAGGAAGTCAGCACGTCGATCACGCTGACGTGGGCGAAGCTCGGCGCGCTGGTGGTGCTGACGAAGGAAGAGGTCCGATTCAGCAACCCGAACGCCGAATCGAAGGTCCGCGACGACATCGCGGCGGCCATCATCCAGAAGCAGGATCTCGACTTCATCGATCCGGTGCGCGCGGCGGTGGCGAACGTGAATCCGGCCTCGGTCACCTGGAACACGACGCCCGTGCTCACGACCGGCACAACGGCGGCGACGTTCCGCACGGACATGGCGACACTGCTCGCGACCTTCGCGACGGCGCTGCTGGATTCGTCTCAGATCTTCCTCGTCATGGCCACCGCGGACGCGCTGCAGATGTCTCTGGCGGTCAGCTCGCTGGGCAATCCGCTCTATCCGGGCCTGACGATGCAGGGCGGGTATCTGTTCGGGATTCCCGTGGTCACCACCAAAGCCGTGGTGTCCATCGGATCGCCGGTCAGCACGATCATCGCGGCGGTCTGCGCGAGCGAAGTCTACCTCTCTGACGACGGGGTCGTCACAGTGGATGCGAGCGACCAGGCGTCAGTCGAAATGCAGGACAGCTCGTCGCAGACCGGCATCGCCGGCACGGGTGCCT